GTTCTCGCCGATCGTGTAACGCTTTTTATTTTTCTTATGCTCTGCTCCGTGGCAATCACGGCAGAGAAGCTCGAGGTTTTCCCACGCTAATGCGACGCGAGGATCGCCGACGTTCTCCGGCGTCAGGTGGATCTTGTGGTGCACGATCTCTCCGGCTCTGTATATTCCCCGGGCGAGGCAGCGCTCGCACAATCCGCCCACGCTTCTCGCGTAGCCGTCCCGGCACTCCTGCCAGGCTTTCGATTTATACAGCGGCGCGGCGAAGTCTCTCATTTGCCGTACCTGTCACGATACAGCGTCTGGACCCAGCCGTCGTATCTGTCACGGGTCACAATGTCCCGCTCGCACTTCCGGGTGCATCCCTTCCGGTCAGCGTGGCAAATGCAGACGGCCTTCCCCTTATTGCCGTAAAGGATGAACACCGGGATCTTCTCCTGCTCCTTAATGGCGCACGCCTCCCGTAAAGCAAAGAGCCCGGCAATCGTGCCGAGCTCCCGCCGCGTATTCATGCTGCCATTATTGCACGATTCTGAAGGTCTGAAGCATATGTTTATAAAATCCGGAGATAAGCGTCCACGAGCTTTACAAAGTCGTTGTGCCACGCTCTGGCCGTCACCAGCGCGATCGGGATCTCGTCCGCCGCGTAAATCATCGAGACGTTGCTCCGGCCTCGCCAGTACATCAGCTCGATCAGGCGTACGTGGTGCTCGCCGTTCCGGTATTGCCTCGTTGTTGCTATGGCCTCCCGGACCGCGTCAAGCTCCCGCTGTGCCTGCCTGGGCAGCTCACGCAGCGCGGCGTTCTCCGTCGTCCGGGAGACGCTCGTGCCGCTCCTGCTGCCGCTGGCCGAGGCCGTGATACTGACGATCCGCAGCTGCTCCGCGTCCCGTTTATGCTGCGGGTAACGCCGGATCGCATCGTATGCTTCAGACCTCCAGCTCATCGCTCCCGGCCTCCAGCCGCTGTACCAGCGCCATGATCCCGCGGCATTGCATCTCAAAATCGCGGGAAGCCGATGACCGGCGCTCCGGATCCGCGACGTTTTTGATTTCGCTCAAAAGGTCCGCGATCACGGTCACGGCCGCCTCCCAGGTCGTTATTTGCTCTGCCGGCGCGGGCTCTGGCTCCGGTACCGGCTCGCTGGGCTGCATGGCAAATTCCAGCTCGGCCTCCGCCCGCTGTTTTGCATACTCGAGAACCGCCGGATCCTTGTGCAGTTTCTGGTAATACTTCGGGACCGTTTCGCCCTGGGCGATCAGGATGTCGGCGATCTCCTGTTTGGTGCACCCGTTGAGATCCGCCAGGATCCCGATCTGTGCCCGCGGTGACTTTGCTGTTCTATATTCCTTTGCGATGTCGGTGGCTGACATATACATTGCTTTCCCTCCGTTTCGTTATTCGACCGAGACCCCGCAGGCGCTGCACTTCCCGTCCACGATCCGGCCGTTTCCGCACACCGGGCAAACGCCGGCTTTCAGGGCGATGATAAAGTCGCACTCGGTCGCGTCCTCGTGGCAGCTGCGCTCGTTCATGCAGCCGACGCAATACGCGTTATAAAGCTCCTCGTCTGTCACGACCCGACCCCCGTTTTCTCCTCGCTGTTGTTCGCGTAAAAGTCCGCGTTCTCCTCCAGCACTTTGAATATGCCCTTGATCTGATCGCGGACCTCCGCGTCCGTCAGTTCCTCGTCCTTGACGGCCGTCCGGATCGCTGCCAGCGCCATCGTCCTCGTGTAATCGTAGCAAAACGTAAAAAGGTTCACCGATAGGTGACTATCTGCCATTTGTCTCGCTCCTCTCTATATCGGTTTCATGTATCTGCCTATGGCAGCTTTTACATACCACCAGGAGGTCGTCCAGATTCTCCGCGCCGATCCTGTCGTATGTCAGGTGGTGCACGGTGAGGTTCTTGCCGGTTCCGCATATTTCGCACTTATAGCCGCGGTGCCTGAATAAGACCTTTTTTATAGCGGCCCAGAGATCGCTTTCGAGATAGTCTTTATAATCGACGTATCTCCGCCGCCATTGATCGCAGCTCCGTACCTTCATGAATTGTCCGTCTTTCACCGCTTCCGCATTTGGCTCGGGTGGTATTATCCCGTTGCCGTAATCTTCGTTGTGTGGACAATTCGGCCAGAATAATACGCAGTCTCTTTTAGGATCTCCGCCTTCTACTCTGTTATACCAGCGGGCTGTGTAATTGTGGTCCCCGATGCAAAGCCACTCGCAATTAAAGCACTTGTTATCCATCTTCATCCATCCTTGCACCGCAGATACCGCAGTAGTTAGTGCTATGCGGAGAACAATTACCGCAGGCAGAACACCTCACGGAACCATGCTGATTCTTGCTGTCAACACCGTACACATGAACACCCTCTGCCCATTCCCAATGTCCATGTACTACTGGTATAACATCAGCAGATGGAATATCTAACAAGCATGCTTGTACGGAATCGGCATACAAGAGTAATCCGTGTTCATCTGCGATAAAGTCAGCAAGATTTATAACATCAAGTGCTTTTTCTCGTTCTATGTATTCAGCCATCGTCTACCTCCTGTTTAAGCCATTCAAGCCATGCCGTGCGACAGTCGGCACTTCCGTTTATGTTGATCGGGCAAAATGCACGACACGGAAAGTTCCCGTCACAATTTGATACCATGCTGTCAAGCCATTTCGCCAATTCCTCGTCCGTCTTGGCTCTGATCCTGTCGGCATTAGTCATCGTCTACCTCCTCGATCACGATTTTAATGTTCCCTTCACGATGCCACCGGTGCCGGATCTCAGCGACGTGTTTGCGGCTGTCGTCGCGAAACAGGCGGCCCTTCAGACCGTCCTCGATCATTTTGGCCATTATGCTGTGATTTGAAAGATCCAGGCGGTCGTCCCAGTAATAGGTGATCCGGACGGGCGAGCGGAGCGGCGGCCGGCTCCAGGGCGCCTCGTAGAGCATCAGCTGGTGCCAGAGCTCGGCGTCCTTTTTCCGCTGGGCCCAATGTTTGCCGGCGTAATACTTATTGTCGCTGTATAGCCTGGTTGCGTTCGGCGGGTATTCCAGCTCGATCGTAACGGTCATTTCATCTCCTCCACCATCCGCTTCAGATTATTCAGGCCGGCCTTCGAGGGCGCTGCGAGCCGTTTCGGCGCTGCCGGTGCATCCTTCCGGGCCCAGGCTCTGATGGTCGCAAGGTGATTTTTGTACGCCTTGCCGGTGCTCGCCACGTATTCAGAAAGTCGTTCGATCCGCTCCTCCCAGTCCTCCGGGAACTCGGCCTTTAATTTTTCCAGATCCGCGTCAGTCAAAAGGACGTTGTCATACTGGCCGTAACGGTGCCGGACGGGTTTATCCCTTCCCCCCTCTATAACTCCCCCTATCTCCCCATATACTTTACTAGTTATATTATTATTCTTGCTAGGTATATTATTTATACTAGATATATTATTATTTATATTATTATTAGCGGCGGCGCTTTTGCTTTCGTCGATCATATCCTTCGCGGCCGGCCATATATAACGCTCACTGCCTCCGAGAACGGGCTCCTCTCCGGTGCTGCTGTACTCCAGCATTGCTGTGAAAAGGCGCCCCCGCTCGGCCATCGAGAGCTCTTTCAGGTTGACCGTAAATGAATGGCGGACGATCAGGCTGTCCTGTTTATCCATGAGCGCCTCCCGTTAAAATGGGAGGTCGCTCTCGTCCAGCTCGACCAGCTCCGGTTCCTCGTAGCTGCCGGTGTCGCCGTGGCCTATGCCCGCGACCCGATCCTTATACGTCTCGCTCTTTTTGATGCGCTCCTGCATCCATTCTGGCAGCGTTTCCATCTTTTCGAGCGGATCGCTGTCAAGGTTGAACACCATCGGCTCTATGGTGCCCACGGGCCTCTCCATGCCTTTTGTGAGCTTTGCCACGCCGTCGACGTTCGTGTACGTCCTGCCGTTGTTCTCGCGGTGTACGATCGTCAGGAGGCACGGTGCGCCGACGATCGACTTCAAGTCAAAACCGGCCAGCTCCTCCTCGGTAAACGCCTGGCCGCGCCAGCGCTCGAGATCCCGGCGAAGCGCCGCTCTTTCGCTTAATGAGGCCGTATACGTCGAGGAGATCACTCGGGGCTTTTCCTCGCCGTCAATGGTCACCGTCTCGCCGACGATCTCCCAGACGATGATCACCTTCGGGCTTGCGTTTTTATACGTTTCGTTATACTGGACGCCGATGTCCACCAGGCCGTAGCAAACGGCCGGATATGTGCCCGCCTCCAGCGGGGCAATGCTCGGGGCTGATTTCGCTGTAACTGTAAGGCTCATGTTTTATTATCCTCCTCGTTGTTGTCTATGATGATAAGATTGCACTCGTGTCCGCGCTGATGCGCGTCGTATATGGGCTCGTTCGTTCTGAAACACCGGTAACCCGCGCCGTCCCACCGTTTCATCCAGCAATTACCGCAGTTGACGATCCCGTCCGGGAAATAGATCGGCACGTACGCCAGGGTGTAAAAATCTACGCCGTTTTTAGCCATTGCCGGCGCCTCCCGTGTTGACAAAATATATAACGTTCTGTATAATTCTCATAGGCTCATGCTATAATCCCTTTCAGATTGTTTTCCTCTTTAAAGGCGCCGCTTTAACCAGCGGCGTCTTTATTTTTCCATGTGCCTGAAAAGTTCGGCGTCGAAGTCCACGCGGATCTGATCAACAAAATCCAGCGCCCAGGGTTCCTTCGCCTCCACGCATTCCCGCAAAAGATCCAGGATCGTGCCGGCGTCGTTCCAGCGGTCCCTGCACTCCTCGCAGACGTACTGGCCGGCGATCGTATCGCTCGGGTCATATATCTCGCACCCGCACACCGCACACTCGCCCGGCGGTTCCTCCGGCGGCTCGAAGCCGTAGTAGTTTTCGCCGGGCATGCGGTAATACTGGTGAAAGACCGTGTGCTCGTCCTTCGTATGCTCGTACCATTCAATCGGCATCGGCCAGGGCCTCCTTCGGTGGCTTCGGCAGCAGGCTCCAGTAAAGCACCTTCTCGTCGATCACGTCGCCCTCTTCGTCCTCTTTAAGCCAGACGAAGTCCTCCGCCCCGTCGTACCATCTGACATACCAGAACGCCGCCAGGCGGATGCTGCCGTCCGCGCAGTATACGAGCGCCGGATCTGAATATTTGTATCTGCCGCGGTCGTCCTTGCACTCGTAACGGAGGATCGGCCGGAATTCCGGGAACGGCCTCCAGGGGATCGTGGGACGGTATCTGCGTTTGTTGTACTCTTTGAACCAGCCCGGGTTATTCTCCGCCCACCGGCGATTGATCTCGCGGGCGCGGTCCTTGTTGTTTTCGCGCCATCTTTTCACGGCCTCGTTCATATATATGCCTCCTCACCGTAAAGCGTTCGCAGGACGATTATGGACTCATGGCAGCGGGCGCCCAGGTTGCCCTTCGGGCCGGCCATGCACGTCGTCTTAAACTCGTCGAGCGTGTATATGGCGGCGCAGGGTATGAGGCCGTTCTCCGCCGGGTGAAATACCAGGAACGCCCTGATGGCCGTCTCCTCGTCCGGAGCGACGACCTCCGTCCATCCGCCCTGAAACGCCTGGCCCTCGCTGCCGTAGGTGAATATATACCTGTTATCCATCGCGGCGCCTCCTCGCTCTCCTGCGGCGGATCGCCGGGATGATGTTCTCGAAGATCAGAGCCCCCAGGGTGATCGCCAGGATAAACGGGCCCACGTAAATAATGCAGATCATGATCGCTTCAGCCATTGGTCGGTTCCCCCTCCAAAAAATACCGCTTATGGTAGCAATGATTGTTTGTGTTCGGCTCCAGGATGTCGGTGATCTTATAGCCGAGACCGCGCAGCTCGCTGATCCGTTTCCGGAAGTCGCACATCCCCAGCTGCTTCATGGCCTCGATGTTCGTGATGCTGCCGTGCGCCTTTATGTGGTCGATGATCTGCTTCTGCTGTGTTGTCATGTTTTCCCCCTTTCAGCTCATCCAGCGAGCGAGCCCCGTCACCGGGATCCGCAGCTGCTTCCCGACCGCGACGCTCATGTCGCGGATCTCTTTCGTGCTTTGCAGCGTTTTTGCGTCGACGCCGAGAATATATGCCGCTTCACAATACGAGATCAGCATCCGGCCTCCGGTCGCCTCGCGCAAATACGCCAGGTTATCCCTGTATTCTGCTTTTTCCCTCATGGCCCCGTGACCCCCTTCGGCTCGTCCCTGGCAAACAGGTATTCCATCGTTAGCCCCGGGAAAAACGTGTCGCGGATCGTGAAAGCCTCATACACGCCGAATTGATAACGGCCCGCCAGCGTGTCGCGGACCTTCCGGTCGCTTTTGCCGATGCTTTTAGAAACGGCGCTGACTGATACACCGGATCTGGTCATCTCGGCCTGCAAATTTCGCAGCACTCTTGTCCTCGCCTCCTTTCTCGTCCACCATATTTGGTGGTTTGCCATCAATATACCGTATGATTTGGTGGATGTCAAGAGGTAAACCGCCATATTTGGTAGAAAATTTCTTGACAAGGCTGTTTTTCTCTTGTAAGATGTGCGAACCGGAGGTGATTCACGTGACCATAACTGAAAGGCTTAAAGAGCTGAAAGCCCAGTCCGGGCTCACTACAAAAGAGATCGCGGCGCGGTCCGGCCTGCCGGAGCCCACGCTCGAGAAGATCTTCGCCGGCCGTACGCAAAACCCCGGCGTCAATTCCGTCCAGCAAATCCTCTATACGCTCGGGTGCACTCTTGACGACCTGGGCCCGATAAATACAAAAAAAGCCCCGTCCACGAAGGACGAGGCGTCAGATCTTGCGAAACGTATTGCGGCCCTAGACAGCACCGGCCGCGGTGCCGTCTCGGCTCTTATCGGTTATTACGAGGCCCAGCAGAAGGAGCCGGCCGCTCCCGCGGGGAAAATTATCCCGTTCATACAGCAGAGCATGGCCGCCGGCAGCGGCGAGCCTGACTTCGGCAATCTTGCCCTTGATACGTATGAGGCCCCTGGCGGCTCTCTGGCGCAATTTGCGTGTAGGGTGCATGGTGATAGCCTTGAACCCATTTTAAGCGATCAAAGCGTCGCTCTGGCCGTCAGACGCGATCCTGCGCCCGGTGAGGTCGGTGTCTTCCTCGTCGACGGCGAATACGTCATAAAGCAATACGCCGCGGATCCGTACGGGAACGTGTACCTTTTCGCGGTGAATCGTGCCCGGTCTGATACGGACCGGACGCTCTTGGCCCATGAGGAGCACACCGTATACTGCCTCGGGACGCTTTTGCTCGATAAGCGGCTCCCGCTGCCGGATCTGTCATGACCCGGCGGAAGGACGGCCTCTGGCAGATGTCGCTCACGATCCGCGGGCGGCGCAAATACTTTTACGGGGCCACTAAGGGCGACGTCCTGCGGAAGGTCCGGGATTACCAGGAGGAGCAGGAGAAGGGTCCGCTCGTTTCTGCTGTGGCCGACGCCTGGCATGAGGAGCGGATCCGCCACGTCCGGTGGAAAACGGCGGAATCGTACACTGCCCCGCTGGCCGAGATCCGGGCCGAGTTCGGCAGCACCCGGATCACCGAGCTGACGGCTCCGGAGATAACGCAATGGATCCGCGAGCTGGAGCATAAGGGTTACGCCCGGCGGACGGTGCAGCTGCGCCTGGACGTCCTGCGGATGATATGTCGTTACGCGATCAGCGACCTGGGCGTACTGACCGTTAATCCGGCCGCCTCGGTCAAGCTCTCCGAAGGGCTGCCGAAGGGCTCCCGGGAGCTCCCCACGGACGAGGATCTCCGCCTGATCGCCGAGCACCGCTTCGACGACCGGTTTTCCCTGCTGCCGTTCCTTATTGTTTGGAGCGGCCTGCGGCTCGGTGAAGCGCTTGCGCTGACGGACGTGTCATTTGCCTCGGGCCGTATCGAAGTGCGCTCACAGATCAGCTGGGAGCCTAACGAGCCCGTCCTGGCGCCTGTCAAGACCGCGAAGGGCGTGCGGTCGGTGGATCTGGTCGACGTCCTGCGCGATTCTCTGCCGGAAAAATGGACCGGCTATTTGTTCAGCATGGACGGCGACGGAAAGCGGCCGCTCACGCACTCGGCCTTTTATAAGCGCTGGCGGGCATACGCGAAACGGACCGGCGTCAAGTGTGACCGGCATAGCCTCCGGCACGAGTTCGCCACGACGCTCTACGACGCCCAGGTGGACCCGAAACTCGCGGCCGCCATGATGGGTCACGACGAAGCCGTGATGCGCGGGATCTATACTCATATCCGGGAATCCCGCCGTCAGGCCGCGACCGCGCAGCTCAATGATTACGCCACGGCGCGGTTTGTAAAAATGATGTATAAAGAGCCTGAACCCGTTGATAACACTTGATTTTTTACTGCCTTTTAAGCAGGGTGTCCGGAGTTCGAATCTCCGCTGGGTCACCAGTCGCAAAGCCTTGAAAACACTATGTTTTCGGGGCTTTCTTTTTGTCTGGGCCCGTTTTAGCAGATAAGGAAAAACAGGGAAAAACGGGGAATTATTCCCGTTTTAAGGATGTAAAAAAGATGTAGCAATAAAAGACCCCCCGGCCCTCATGAGGAGGGTCCGGGGGGAAGAAAGAAGAGCGCCCGGTAGGGCTTCAGTATGAGGTTATTTTGCGTTCTCCAGGTCAGCGATCCGGTGATTCGCCACGTCGATCTGCTCGTCTATAACGGCCGTCTGTTTCTCCAGCGCATAGATCCGTTCGACGGCGTTATTGTGAAGCTCGACCTTCCGCTCCAGCTGCTCCAGCCGGTATGCGATTAGGGCCGTGCTTTTCTTGTTGGCCGTGTACGCGCCGATGATCGTGCCGGCGCAGGCGAACGCGGCCACGATCACGGCCGACCAGAAATTACTGTCCATTCCCCTGCGCCTCCTGGTCGTCGACTTCCGGCAGTCCTGTTGCAAGGCTCGTTAGAAGCGACAGGATCGCCGCGAGGACGGACGCGGAAGCCACGACGGGCCAGTTGACGTCCTGGATGAGGGCCGTCGTGCCGATGGTGGCGACAGCGGTCTGGGCTAATGTCCGCAGCGCCCGTATGCCTGCGGCAAGTAAGAATCGTTTCCAGTCTTTTCTCATTCTTTCACCGCTCTCTTGCACATGATTCCCGCCTCCAGACGGGTGCAATAGGTCATTGGACGGGTGCCGTCCGTTATGCCGGCGAAGATCGCTTCGCGCCATTCCTTCTCCATCGTCTCGGGGCACTCCAGTGTGAGCCGGTACGCGGAGACGCAGCTGTCCAGCTGCCGGCCGACTTCGACCTTCTCCTCCGGCGTTGCGTTTTTCAGCATAGTGATTAGCTTGTCGATGTTCATATCGTCCTCCTCGTCGTCGTATAACGGGCGCCCGTAACCCAGGATCCGGTAGTAATTCCGCTTGTACCATTTCCGGGCGCAGGCTCCGCCGTTGCTGACCACGCCTGTCTCGGCCGACGTGTTGCCTTCGACCGTGTATACGTAGTCGTCGTCGACGTCGATCACGAGGCCGGTATGCGCCGGATCCACGCCGTTAGCTTTTGCAAAGAATATCTGGTCGCCGACGTGCGGCTCCCGGTACCATCTGCCGGCTGCCTTATACTGGTCGATCGCGCAATCGACGAGGGAATCTAACGGGCCGTGGAATTTGATCCGGGCCGCCTCCGCGATGTCCCAGTCCGCTGCCTTCAAAAAGCACCAGTCGATGTACGTTGCACACCAGGGCCCGTACTGGACGCTCACGGCGAACCAGTCGATCCGGTCGATCTCCAGGGCGTATTTGGTGATGTTATCGTGGCCGGCTCCGTCGATTTTGTACCAGACGACATTCGGGTTCCGGACGTAGGCGTCGCGGCTTTTCTCCAGATAGCCGACCTCGCCGACCGCTATGTCTATTACTCGTTGTGCGTTCATGTCAGCGGATTGTTGTAAATATCGACCACATCAGCCCACAAGCCCGAATACAAGTTACATCTTTTACAGCGAATAATATCGACCGCTATAACAAAGAATGTATTATCTTTGTCAATTTCCGGGGCTCTTGTTGTCGAAAATTGGGTGTTGCTACAGCGGGCTTGGATTTGTGTTGTTTTTATTGTTGCCGTTCTTGATGTTCCTGAACCTGATAATGTAACCGTTGGAGCAGTTTGTGCTATAGCTGGCCCGGTTAATGTTCCATCTGTAATAGTTAAAGCTCCGGCTGAATTATAATAGGCATTAGTCCATGCATATAGCGGGTTAAGTTCAACACTATATTTAGTAAAAACACCTGTTGTGTAATCCGTGCTATTTGAGGCCGGCCGCAAATAGCACGGCGTAATATATTCTGAAATTGTTTGTGCGATCGTGCTTGCTAGTGTTGCACCCGCAACATGAACAGGCACGCAGTGAAAACGCTGCCTAACAAAATAGTCATACTGATCCATATCGGCCAGCACAAAGTCGGTGAGGGTCTGTGGTGCGTATATAATTGACGCAGTAGTTGAAGGTGTCCAGGTCGCATAGTCTGTGTCCTTTAGATAAACTTTTATCTGGTCGTAAGTTTTAACGACTTCCGCTTCCTGTCCAAGCCATGCAAGCGGGCCTCCGCCGCCTCCGCCAGCGACATTGACGGTCAATGAGTTTATAAGCGTAGTATCCACCGTACCATTCTGCGTGACGGTATCGCTCGTCTGTGCCACCAACGCACCATTGGAAACGACCTTGCCCTCATCGCTCTGTGCATAGGTGTTCGGCACATTGACTACAACAGGGGAATAGGCTTTGCCTGACGGGGCGGTGTATGTGTTATTAGAGGAGACATTCAGCTGTTCGACAGTAATGTCTCCTCCGCCGCCTCCGCCACCGCCGGCAGCTTTGCCCAGCATGAATGACAGTATATCCATTAGAATTCCCTCCACTGCGTACCGGCCGCATCGTAGAAGTAAATTTTCTTGGTGTCCATCTCAATGAACAAACTGCCGTTGCCAATAGAGTAATCGGTTGGTTTGTCGTCCGCAGCCAGGCCGACGAGGGTTACGGTCGACTTACCGGAAGGCGAGCGGTCGGAATTGAGCAGCGCTCCCATTTCAATTATGCTTATCATTTTTTATCCTCCTCATATTTTGTCCAGCCGTCGGGATATGCCGACGGGGCGTAAACGTTAAAGTCGATTTTGCTGATCCATGTGTCTCCGTTCTCGGTGCAGCAGTCTCCGGTGTCGTATGGGCTGGTCGAAAGCGCAATAAACGGCAGGGCCTTTTTCGGGTTCTTCGACCATTTGAAGCGCCATTGTGCCGGCAGCTCCTCCGGCTCCTGCGTGTAGATCTCACTGTCGTACAGCTGGATCAGGCTGACGACGCGGCCGGCCGTAGACAGGCACGTAAAGCCCACCGGGCGCTGCAGCATATTCATCTTCGCGCAGGCTGCCCTGAAGTCGGGTATAAACTCCTCGTTCTCGTAGAGCTCGGTGCCGGTCATCTCCTCGGCCTCCGCCTGGATCTTCTCGGCCGCCTCTTTGCCGAACGCGGCCATTGTCTGGAGCACGTATTCCTTGTTCGTCATACGTTATTCACCCCGTTTCTGATAGCCTCCGCCAGCTCGTCCCAGACGTCGCCCTCGGGCTCCGGCTCGGGAGGATCCGGTGACGGCGGCGGGACCGTGCCGGGCGTCAGCTTTGTGACCACGCCCTGGCTGGCCTCGACGTCGACGAACGGAAACGTGTCCGGGATCTCCATCTCGTCGGGGATGATCGCCCAGCCGGCCGGGACCTCGATCTCGGCCGTTGTAAACTGATTCTGATGCGCTCCGTTTTCAAGCGGTGTCAGGTCGATTATTCTCATTTCAGGCCCACCCCCACGTAGTAATAAGTCGTGCCGGACCAGTTCATCAGGACGCCCTCGCCCACGTATGAGTTTTTCAGGCGCCTGCGGAGCGTTTTGCCGTTCAGCACAAATTCACACCGCTGGTCTCCGCTCGCCTGGCCGTTCGTATAGCCGGCGACCGTCTGGCCCTCGACCCATGACATCACCGTCTGTGTCGTAGGATAGCCAAGCGAGCCCTCGGTGGAAAAGATAATAACGAATTTCGGCGTGATACTGAATGTTAGATCAACGTATGTCGTCGCGCTGTGGGTGCCTGTCCCGACGTAGCTGCCGGTCTCCACGTGGCAAACGTTATTGACGCCGATATTGGTAAAAACGTTTACCAGCGCCGCCAGCGCCTCCGTCGGCAGGGACGGCGACGAAACGCCCAGCGCGGCGATCGCGGCCGCCGTTGCGTCTGTAAGGAACGTTGCCTTGTTCAGCGGCGTGCCGGCGACGGTCGGGGAATCTGCCCGCTCGAGGTCGTATACGTTATTCTGCCCGGCCACGGGCGTCAGTTTCACCCGCCCCGGGTATGTTGCTACTCTGTCCTGCATTTAAGCATCTCCTTCGCCGGAATAGATCTCGCCGCTTCTATAAGCGTCGGCCGATGAGTTTATAAATGATTTTTTGAGCTCGACCGTTCTGGCCAGGTCCTCGTTCGCCATGATGAGCATCTGCTCGATCTGATTCGCGCCCTCATAGTCCAGACCATACATTGATTCCGGTAAGGGCGCGGCCGTCGGCAAAGCGTTCCGGACCAGCAGCAGATTGCCGTGGTAACGATTCATCTGGGCCGCGGAGGGCCGGTCGCCTTCCGCCCAGTTTTCCTTTATCACGATATTCTCGAACACGGTCGTGTCGTACGGCATATCGTAATAATGATCCCATTGGACGCCAACGGATTCAGCATAGTCCTCCAGATCCGCCTGCGCCTGAACGAAAGCAGCGGCCATGTATTCGACGGCCGTCTCGACCCGGTTTAGATCGGTGTATCTGTACTGCCCTTTTGAATCGATCACTTCGCCGCGCCTGTACGCTGCTTTTACGTTTTCTACATCCGTCAGGGTGCGGTCCGTAATCAAAGTATCGAGAACACTCAAAACCGCATCACTCCTTGTTGAAGAAAATCAGCACGACGCCGTTCGCGCCGCGGCCTCCATCGGCTCCGTTGCCGGCGTGTTCGACGATAACGCCGTTGGCGTCCCATGTCGGCTCTGGGTCCCAGACGGACCCGGGGCCGCCTCCGCCGCCGTTGCCTCCGTTGCCGTAGAAACTGCCGTTTGCGCCGTTTTGTGGCCTCCTGCGGGCGCCTGTGCCCTCATAACCGGGGACCGCGTACGCCGCGTTAGTTAGGAGATCCACGTAGCCCGTGGACATGAAGAGGCCGTTGGCGGACGAGAAAACCGTACCGAGCGTGGCCGTCGTGTCTCCGCCCAGGTCTCCGTTTTTGCCGGTGCGCCTGATGTCATAGTTGGTAGACGTAGCCTGGCCACCCTTGCCTCCGTTGCCTCCGGCGCCTATGGATATTACGATCTCCTGGCCGTCGTTTATCGTCAGCGGGGAGCTGTACACCTTTCCGCCTCGGCCGCCGGCTCCGCCGTTGCCGTTGCGGTCGGTGTAGTATCCCTCCGCTCCGCCCTGGCCGCCCTGGCCGCCCTGGCCTCCGCCGATCAGGACCAGCGTGATCTCGGTGATACCGGCGGGCATGGTATACGTGCCGCTCTCGGTGATGATGATCACGTCGGTGTATAGCTTGCCACCGTTTGCCTGCAGCATCCGGAGCGGCTGATTGACCATGACGCCGTTTTCCAGCGAGAGCGTCTGCTCGAGGATCCTCGCGGCGACCGATTCGTTCGGGTATACTTCGACGGTCTCCACGTCGCCGACCTGACGGGAAGGATCTCCGCGGCACTCCAAATTGAGCACGTTGCCTCCATACTGCGTCAGGATGACCTGGGCCGCCTTGACGGCGTCCATTGTGGTCGATATAAACGGATTCGCGATGTTTACCGTCTTGTCGCAGATCTCCTCCGTGCCGGGCACGTTGTAAAGCGTCCCGCCGATATTGAACGCCAGGAACGCGATATCGGTATTCGATTCAGAACCCGGGAGGGTGTTCTGTGTACGCAGCGTCGTGATCCGCTGCGGCGTGTTGTCGAGCGGATTGATAACGAGGTAGCCCGTGGCCGGGTCTGTTATCGGGAACGTATTAGTCGCCTGGCAGAAGAAACGGAGCATATCTCCGCACGTGAAATCTTGTATTTTGTCGTAATCCGTCGTCAGGCTCGTGCTGGCCGCCGTGCTGTCTATGGTGTAGGAATTAGCAAATTTCGGGTCCAGCTGATTCAACAGGTGCGAGATCCACTGCTCGAGCGTTTTCGTGATCGGCGGGATCCGCGTCACCCATTGAGGCGGATAAACCGACGTGTCGTAATACTGCTCCGGATCCGGCTCCGGCGGCGATTCGTATTTTCGCTCGACCATCATGCCGATGAGATCCACGAGATCCCAGCAGATCGTCATGCCGTCGTTCTCGATATGCCAGCCCTCGTCTTTTTGGTAATAGATCCCGACCGGGACATACTCGAAAGAATCGCCGACGTCCACGCCGTAAAAGAGCGGGATCGGCTGCCTGGCTGTGACCGACAGAAAGATCGAGTCCTTGTCCGCCGGATCGAACCGCTTGTTTGTGTTGTCTATTTCGAGCGCTGCCGACGCGAACGGGATGGTCAGGTTGGAAAAATCCGCCTGCTGAATAACGTGCATTTTATAGATAATGTCGCCGCCCCACGCGTCTAGGAGGCCCGGAAGGATCTCCGTAAGCCGTAAATACCGGCCCGGCAGCGACCAGGAATTGACCGTCAAAATTATCTTGTTCGGCTGCGTAACCGTAAAGCCCCGAAACACGTGATAATAGCCGGTGACGTCCTCCGTTGAGCTGTAAAGCAGCAGCGTCCCGGAATAGATCTCGAGCGTCAGCGAGGTCGGGTGTCCGTCAAAGTCCAGATTCGGGGACGCAACGGTGACCATCTGCAGCGTGTCGACGCCGCTGAACTCGATCGTGATGCTCTGGTTGAGATCGCCGTTTTCGTCGCTCATCGTGTCTCCCACGATACCCTGCTCGCCTTCCCTGGTCGACGGCGTGTCCGGGAATATGGCCTGCGTGCCGTCGAGGATCCAGCGGCCCGGCTCCAGCGTCGCGTATACCTGGCCGGAATAATCCAGATCCTTATCCGTCAGCTGGTCGGTGAAAGAATACGTCGCGTCGAAATCTCCGGTCACCGACGTGACGGCCAGATCCGGATCTGACAGGTCGATTATTGCTTTCGGCACGACCCGCCGCGTCGGGGCGTCTATTGCCGCTTTGTATGCGGCCGATGTCGAAATCATATAGTTTCGACCCCCTCCAGCTCGAACGAGATGCCGTGCCAGATGCCCCGAGCGTCGTCATCGAATCCCTTGCTGAACGCAAACGTCGGGTTCGGAAACTTTACGCAGCGGAACAATCCCGTCGCCAGCGTGTTATCCGGCAGCAGGAACGCAACCGAAAGCTCATCGCCGCTCCGGAGATCCTGGAGGCACTTGTTCATCAGCTCGGGCGTGAAATAATCATAGCTGTACGATACGTGATAGATCTGCCCGCGCTTCTCAAAAACCAAATTTCCGGCCGCCATTCGCAGCTGCGTGCCGAGGTCCGTGATCCAGACGTTGTACTTGTCGCCGGAGGTCTCCGGGTAGACGGTGTCGTTTATTATCAACTGTGTCATGCCGTGCCTCCCTTAAAAGTCGTTCAGGATGATCGGGTTCTGGCTGTTTATCAGGCGGAAATCGCCCAATGTAGCACGATAAAACTCGCGGCCGTTTGCCTGGATGGTAATATTCAGGTTGCCCTTGCCGGTGTTGGCGCTCTGCATGGCGCCCAGGGCGTTCACGGAGGCCGCCATGGCGGACCGCATCCCGCTGCCGCTCATAGCCGAAACGACGCCGATGTTGGCCGTGGAATCCGGGAGCAGCGATCCGAGCGAATTGCTGATGTTGCGCGAGACCGCGCCGATCTCGTTGCCCCAGCCGACACCGATGCCCTCCGCCATGAATCCGCCGATCTCGGCGAACGCTTTCGACGGGGAGCTGATTCCCAGGAAGTCCTTGACCTTCTGAAGCACGTTGCCGAACCACGACTTGATCGTTTTCCAGGCCCAGTCGAAAGAGCTCGTTATGCCCTCGATTATGCCCCGCACGACGTCCACGCCGATGTTGTAGATGTTTTCCGCCATTGATTTGATACCGTCTATAACGGTCTTTACGATGTCGACCGCGGCATCCCAGATCTTGCTCATATTGGACAGCAGGCCGGTGGCCAGCTTGGTGATGAGCTCCAGGGCGCTCGTGAGGAGCTTCGGGGCGTTCTCTATGATCGCGGAGACCAGATGGCTGACCAGGACCGGCGCCTTTTCAATCAAAATCGGCAGGGCGTCAATGAGGCCGTCGGCAAGCGCCATTATCAGGGTTATGCTCGCGTCAATGAGCTGGTCGATATTGGATATGAGCGTGTCGACCAGCGTTATTATGGCCTCCACCGCGACCGGGATGAGCTCCGGCAGATGCTCGGTGAGGCTTTCCACCATCGTAGTGATAATGGTTATGCACGTCTGGAGAATGTCCGGCAGCATCTGGGTGATGCCCTCGACAAGAGACATAATTATCTCCATGCCCAGGTTTATGACGTCCGGCAGATAGTTGTTTATCTGGCTCGTTATGTCCGTCAGGATCTTGCCGACCGTTTCTCCCATTGCGGAGAAGCCGCCGTCGAAAGAGCCGACCAGCTGCTCGACGTAGCCGGTGGCCAGATTGACCGCGGCGGCCATCGGGGAGGCAAACTGGACGGAGAACGCATGGCCGGCAGCTTCCGCTGTGGCCTTGAGGCCGTCTGTGGCGTCCGAGAGCTCGTTCAGCTTATCCAGAGATCCCTGCTCGAGAATTAGCCCGGCCGCCTCTGCCTGCGCTCCCAGCTCCTCCAGGGCGTCCGCACCGCCGAGTATCAGCGGATTGAGCTCCTGGGCGCTTTTGCCGAAGATGGCCATCGCGGCAGCGTCGCGTTCGGTCTCGTTCTCTATATTGCCGAGGGCTTTTATGGTCTCTTTAAAGACATCCTCGTTGTCGCGCAGCTGCCCGCTGGAATCGACCACGTTGATACCGAGCTGCTCGAACGCTTCCGCGGCCGCTCCGGATCCGTTCCGCGCCGAGCTCATGTTTTTTGTGAGCTTGCTCATGGATCCCGTCAGGGTCTCCATCGAAACGTCTATGCGGTCAGCCGCGTACTGGTATTTCTGCAGATCTTCGGTCGATATTCCGGTCTGCTTCGACAGGGTGTTGAGGTCGTCCGCCCAGGCCGCGGAATCGAGCGTCAGCTTCCCGATCGCCGTGGCCGCCGTGACCGCTGCCGTCGCCATGACGGCGAAGCCCTCGGCGATGCCCTTCATGACCGCGATCCGCTTCTCGCTCAATAGGTCGTTGTTTCTCTCGATTTGAGCGTTCGCGTTATTGAGCGCGGTCTGTGTTTTGTTGACTTCCTGCTGCCAGCGCTGGACTTCGGCGGAATCGTCGCCGTACTTTTTGCGGGCCTCCTCCAGCGCTTGATTCTGGACCTTCAGTTTGTCGTTGAGCTCGCCGACCTGTTTCTGAAGGACTTTATTCTGCTCGGTGAGCGATTTCGACGAGTTTGCGTTATTCTGAAACTCGCTGGTAACGGTTTTCATCTCCGTGCCCAGCGTTTTCAACGAGGTATTTATTTCGTTGATCTGTTTCTTAAATTCAGCCTCGCCGTCTATGCCGATTTTTGGCCCGATATCGGCTTTTGGCATTTAACCACCCCCAGATAGGTGTCTCATTTGTTCAAAAAGATCGCCCTTGTGTACCTTCCGCTCTCGGGCTCCGTGCATGATCTGGTAGCAGGCGATCTGATCCATTACTTCTCCATACGGGAGGTGGGACACCTCGTTACGGGTGAGCCCGGCAAGGTGCCCCATAAAGTACAACCACGCCGTGCTTACTTGCCCGACGTGGTCTCCGCGTTTTTTAATACGACCTCCACTTCCCGCTCGCTGCCGGCCGTCATTGCCGCGAATATAGCGCTGACGGCTGCCGGATCTGACACGTCGATTATGTCCGACGGCCTGCAGGCGAGGGGCTCCGGGCACTCGAGTTTTGCCATGCGGCAATAGATCCGCCCCGCTTCCATCAGAATCTCTAGGATCTTATCGACCACGTCGGCGAGAACAGCGACGTCGCCGCTGCCGAGCTTCTCCTGCATTTTGTCGAAGCCGCCGAACGTTTCTGAAAGTTTACGGGATGCGGCCATGCTGAAGCATAGCGGGTAATCCGTGCCCAGAAAGTTGATATATGAAATTTTCATTTGCTCCTCCTTCTATTTGTGCGCGGGATCAGGTGGTCGCCGCTCCGGCCGCGAACTCGTTCTCGATAAACTGCTCCGCAGCTGCCTGGGACGGGAACACGCGGGTCTTGAACCACGGATTAGAGCCGTCGCCCTCTTTACCGATTACGGTGCCGCTGATCTCCGGCGTCTGCCATTCGATCGTCTCGCCGAGGGTCTGGGCGTCTATGCTGGGGAAGCCGAACGTTACGTTGCGGAAGATAATGACCTCGTGCTTGTTGCGGTCGTCGTTCTCCTGGCACCAGCGGATAAACGCCACGCCGACGGGTTTGCTCTGCTCGTCACCGGTGTAATCGAAGCCGGTGCCGGTGACGTCGGTGCTCGCGACCTCGACTGTGCTCGTTTTGATCGTCAGGCCGTAGAGATCCGCCACCGCCGCCTGCGTAAGGCGATCGAGGGTGAGGGTCAGCGTGCCACCGGATCCGGCGTGAGAATCGTGTTCGGCGACTGCGTTGTTGGCATATAGGGGATTGTCGTCCGGCTCTGCCTGCTCGAAAGAGGCAGAAATTGCTTTGCCCATTATCGACGCGCCGGTGTAGCCGGTCACGACGCCGTCGGTTATAACGGCGGGGCTGTAATAAACACCATAGAGGCCTATGCCTGCCATTTTGTGTCACTCCTTCATATACTCTTGTACTTTGCTTTCAAAAGCGTTTTTTATTGCAGCGACGGCAGCGTTTTTTACTCGGTTTACTGCCGGTCGGATAAAAGGTTGTTTTTTGTGCGTGGAGTTTCCGCTCTCCAGCACCCGGGCCTTGATTGCGTTCGGGACGCCCTTGCTGTCGTAGCCGGGGAAATAAACGCCCGTGTGGATAAAACCGTCCTCGTTTTTGAAGTTATACAGCGCGGCGCTCTCCCGGAGATCCCCGGAATCGGCGGGCGTATTTGCCTTTATGGCCTCGATGACCATGCCGGCTGCGTCGTAAACGGCGTATTTGCAAATGCCGTCAATGTCGAGACCGAGGTCTTTTATTCTCGCCCGGTATTCCTCCAGGCCTTCAAACTCGATTTTCGCCATATCAGCATTGCACCACCCACTCGTAATGGATGAATCCCGTTTCCGGCTCGAATTGCACCGAGTTGAGGTACCACGCGATCCTGCTGTTGTCCAGGGCGGCTTCTATGGCCGCCTGTGGGGCTCCGGAATCGTCCCGGGTGTAATAGTCGACGGTGCCCTCCATTGCGTGCTCCGCGTGAATGTCGTCGCCGTGGAGGTCGTTTGCGCCGTCCTCCCCGTATACGCCGTGGTCGCCCATGAGCTCTTTCGCTCCATTAGCCCAGGCAAAATGCGCGAACGGTAGCGAGGTCGCCGCCAGGGCGTTTTTAAGTTGTAGCAGCGCCATCAGTCGTCGCCTCCTCCGTCGTGATCGGTGCAATCGGCTCGCACGTGATCTCAATGCCGAGGCCGGTTACGTATGTCCTTATTACGCGGTAATACTTCTCACCCCACCGGACCATCCGCTCGCCGTCGTAATCGACCGCGTCAGTCAGGTTAAAGACGACCTCCGGAGCGAGCCCCTGTGCGTGTGCCTGGTAGTATTCCGTTCTGCCCACGGAGCCCACGGTGCAGAGCACCTGTCTCTCGGTGTACGTCGGGGCATCAAACCATCCGTGGCTGCCGGGCGTTTCGGTGACCAGATATATAACGTCCGCTCTGATCATCGGCGTCACCCCCAGACGGTGTAGCCGGTCGCGGTCTGCAGCTGGGCTTTCTGCTCGTCGTATGAGGCCTTCAGGCGCGAATAATCCGCGTCCGCGGAAGCGCCGAAATGCACTTTAACGTACGTGATGATCGCCCGCTGGCAGAGCTCGTCGAGCTGCGCGGGGAGGACGACGCCGGCGATGCCCAGATCCAGCTCGGCCGCTTTTATCAGGTCGGTTATTTCGCTGTTATAGGCGTCCGCCGTTATACGCAGCGCGAGCTTCGTTTTCGTGAGCATTACGTTTTCAGCCATTTGTCTCTCTCCTCTGTATGAACTCCCGATATAGAGCGTCTGTAAAAAGATGCTCGGCGGGATAATGCGTGTCTAACCACATTTCAAAGCCGGCGCAGGCCGCCCTGATACAGAAATGCCGGTCCTCGCCCCAGAGTGCCTTGACGATGTTCGGGATCGGCGTGTAGTCGATCGCTTCGAACACGCGTCTTTTGGCGAGCGTCAGCGCCCCGGTCATGCCGACCTGATATAACCCCGGCTTCCGCCATTCCTGGCTCATGCCGGCGGCCTGGTCGTGCATCCAGGCGTTGCACCAGTAATTGCCGCTGGGCGCCTGTGTCCAGAAGATCTCGCTGACGATGTCCTTGTCGGCCTCGATCAATGTCCGGAGCGTCTCGCGGTGCAGGATAAGATCCGTGTCGATGCTCCACCAGTAATCGTAGCCGCCCTCGCGTGCTCTCTGGATCGTCAGATTCCGGAGGCCGTGCATTTTGGTCAGATTGTCGTGCGTCCATATATGGTCGTTCACGGCCTTCTCATACTTGTCTCCGGTATTGACGACGATATAGTCGCCGCGGATCTCCGGAATCACTTCCGGGCAATCGTTGACGACGTAGAAGCGGTCGACCGTTACGCCTGCCGGCACGTCGAGCTCGTCCAGCGCCCTCTGGTATTCCCGGAATATTCCCGGATCCTGTTTGAGCGGCGCGGTGATCAGCACTTTAATGGATTTCATCCCGGTACCTCTCGCAATCGTCCGGCCAGATAACAAGATGCCCCACGTGCCCCAGGCGGACAGCCGGCTCTGCAAATATGCGATAGCCGAGCGCACGTGCTCTCTTGCAGAAGGATAGGTCCTCGCCGTATTGATTGAACGGCGTGAAACAGGTGCCGTCCTTCATTTTTACGGCCCGGAGGATGTCGGTAGTTATCAGGACGCAGGCCATTCCGCAACCGGCGACCTCGAACGGGCCGATCGGGTAGTCCTGCAGTTTCCAGCGCTCCAGGTGGTCGAGCTCGATGTTTTTGAACAGGCAGCTCATGAACGGTTTACGCCTGCCGTGCGCGATCCCTGTTACAAAATCATGCCCGCTAAACTGGAGATCTTCGACGATGCTCTCGCCGAATACCATGTCTGAATCTAGCCAGAGAACGTGGGTATAATCGCCGTTAATGGCGACGTTCGCCAGCCGGTCCCGCGCCATATATATGAGCGTGCCGGATTCAATGGCGACCTGGTAATCGACGCGGTCAGCGCTTAAACGCCTCGTCAGGTAAAGCAGGGACTTCATAAAATCGACCGGAACGGTGTCCATTGTCGGGATCGCGATCAGCAATTTCATTTTTTCGTAGCCTTTCGTGTGGTCGTTTTCGGCTTTTCAGGCGTTTCCCTCACTTCGAGAAGCTCGGCAGCGTTGATACCAAGAAGGAATTGCGCCTGAGCCGGGGAGACCTCCACGATCTCCCCGGCGTTGTAATTTATTCGCGCTGCCTTTTTAAGCAGCAGCTTCATCAGGTGGTAGCTGCAGCCGGCTTCGTGATGTTGACGAACTTGCCCGGAGCGGTGATGCCGTGAGCGGCATACTCGCGGCCGATTACGCGGATCATATCGGCGTCGGCCTCGGTGAGCTCGTCCCACTTAATGATGACGCCCTCGCCCTCGGGGAAGTTGACGGTCTCGCCGTTGAGATCGCCGACGATCGCGTACACGCCGTTTTCGCTGGCAGAGCTGTACGCCGGGAGCTCGGAAGTGTAGATCCTGGCCATGCCATAGAACGGATCAATGGCAAAGTTGGCAGCGGCCTGCGCCTCGATAAAGGCGGCCTCGGTCAGTCTGTTGAGAATGACGACCGGATTGCGGGCTTCCGGAGAAAGGTTCGCGGCAGCGACCGCGACAGCGGTGACGCTGGGAGCCGCGGAGACCTTCGGCACGCCGACCGCGGTGGATCCGCTGGAGGTGTCGGCGCCCTTGATGTCGTCGATGACGAGATCGGCGAGTTTCTTCGTGATGCGGTAGGTCAGCTCATCATATACGTACTGGATGAACTCGCGGCCGCCGAGAGCGGCAACCTCGTCGCTGATTCGGAGCATTTTCTTGCACATTTTTGGCAGAAGGGTAACGATGCCGAGAGAGAGGCTCTCCTCGGTAATCGCGGTGGTGCCCTCGGTGTGCGCGTATGCGGGATCAGCGGAAAGCTCGAACGCGACCTTCAGGTTGCCGCGGATGAAGGTCTTGCGGCAGCGGGACAGGATCTCGTCGTTTTCCCACGCGGTGTGGATTATGCTGTCTACAAACTCCGGAACGGGCAGGGAGCCGCTGACGTTCTCGGTCAGGAGGCCGCGGCACTCTTTCTCGTCGCCGGTTTTGATGTAGTTTGCGAACGCCTCCATATACTCGGCGCTGTTGCGGATCTCATTGTTCGTCATGATTTTTCTCTCCTCTGTTACGATTGTTTTGGTGACTTCGCCCTCGCCGGCGGCGACGGCCATGCGGAGCTCGTTGCGCTGGGCCTCGACGGCCTTGCGGGTCTCCAGCTCCTCGTTGATGCTGCGGACCTCGGCCTCCAGGGCGTCCAGATCGGCGTCCTCGGCCTCGACCTCGCTGCGGATCTCGGCCTTGCGGGCCTCCATCTCGTCGATGGTCATTTCTTTGATTTCCATGTTTCTCTCCTTATAGGTTCAGAAGGATTTTGATTTGCTGTCTCTTGCGTTCCTCCGCGTCGAGGCGGGCTCTTTCGCTCTCCAGTGAAGTCTTGGCGCTCTCCAGCGCTTCAGACAGGCCCCTGGCCTCCAGGGAGGTCTGCTCATAGGCCGGCCACGTCACGGCGCTCACCTCAAACACACGGCTTATAGAGCGTATAAGCCGCGTCGGGTGCTCGCTTTTGGCGTTGATCCAGCTATCCTCATCGACCGTGAACATGAACGACATTCCGGAAATGTCGCCCCGCTCGACGGCCGAGTAAAGGCTTCGTGCGTCGCTGTTGTTTTCGGTGTCCAGATCCACGCGGATGTCCATGCCGTTTTCGTTTACGGACAGCTGCATGGTGCTGTTCTCGTTGTTGTTCCTGCTCCTGGCGAGCGGGATCATGTCGGTGTTGTGATTGATAAGAAAGCGCACGTCGCGGAGATCCGCGTTATCGAGCGCAGTCCGTTCGATTATTTCAGAGCACCAGCCGAGATCGGATTCCGCCTCGAATACGATCGGCGTGCCGGCAAGAAAATGCCCGTGCTCCTCGCTCTGCTCGGCACGGACCTCAAAGTTAAACGCTCTGATTTCCTTCATCATCGGTCTCATCTCCTACGTTGTAATATTCGCCCCTGATCGGGAGCTGATTGCCTATTTCATCCGGCAGCGGCGGGAGGTTCCAGATCTCGCGGATCTCATTCCGGGTCATGAGTCCGCGGTCGGCCATCTGGGCCGATACGGCCAGTTTGTCGCTGTTGCTCATATACTGGATCCGGTTGCTGGATGTAACGACCCGGTTGCCCTGGCTCTGCTCGCGGAAGGTGAAAAGCATCCGCGTCATGACCTCGCTAAACTGGATTGCCCAGGGTTCCACGATTGATTCGTAAAACGCCGCCCAGGCGTCGCCGTATGCTTTGCTCTGCAGGACGTCCTCATTGACGCCGAAATAATCGTAAACGCTCTGCTTAATGGCCGCCATCTGCTCGGCCGCCACGACGAATGGCTTTGCTTCTATCTGATGCAGATCCGTGTAGGTGTTCGGGAAAAGCAGCAGGCCGCCGCCCTTGGCGTCTCTCGAGAAGTTTTCAGCCGTGAAGCGCTGGCGCTCTTTGGCCAGGTCATCAGGCTTCGTGAAGTTTGAAATTCTGCCCCAGAAGCGGTAACTCGCCGAGTTTTTGACGCCCTCCTCGATGCCCTGATTGTTTATCTTTATCAGATCCATGGTCGGGAGCAGCGCACTGTTGTTTTCGCCGAACAGATCGTCACGATACTGGAATTTTGTCATAACTCCGCAATAGTTGAGCTCGATCGCCGCCCGGTCTCCCCAGCTAAACTCGTACCGGAGGTACGGGACGTCGTTATACTGGACGACTTCGCACTTGCGCGGCAGCGGTGCGTATATACCGCTGGGCTCTCCGTACTGGTCGTACACCGGCACGATAAACGCCGTGTTATGAACGTCCAGGATCGTGCTCAATCTGTACAAAAACTGCGACCAGGTCTGGTACTCGTTCGGCCCGTGGGCCAGCTTATTCTGCAGCGCCGGCTTCGCAGCGCCCTGGATCTGTACGTCGAGCTTGCTGATGTGCGTGGCTCTGGCGTTGATTGCCGCCCTGATCAGCTCGCTTTCATAGATGGACCCGCCCCAGCGCGTAAAATGCGGCACGTAGCCGTCGAGCATCCGGAACTCGCCACCGTAGGTCCCTTTCGGCTCCGGGCGCTGCCCGAATATCTTCTCAAAAAGTCCCATATCACACCCCGTTTTTTAACTGTTCGCCGATCTCGGCGTAATACTTTTGACGCACCGTCATGGCGTCGAGGAGCGCTGCCGCTCCGTCGATATGTACGGACGGTGTTACCTTGACGAGCTTCCCGCGGCCCCGCTCGGTTGACATTTTGATTGCGCTGTTGAGCAGATGGGCTTTGAGGAGGTCGTTGTCTCCTATATGGATCCGGCCATCCTCCAGCAGTCCCTGCGTTTCGAGGATGACCGGGTAAAGGTTTTCTCCCTGATAGACGTCGTCCATGTGGAATCCGTACGCTTTCAGATCCTGGACGAGATATTGCGCTGAATAACGGTCATAGCCGACCTGAAGCGGGAGGATCTGATACCTCTCGACCAGCTCGGTGAACCAGTTGAAGCAATCGTGATAGTCCACAAAATTATCGCCGGACAGCTGCAGCAGGCCGCGCTTGACGTATATGCCATACGGCACGCCGTCCCGCTGCGTGGCCTCGTCGATGCGCTCGGCCGGCAGGAAGAATTTCGCGAAAACGTAAAGCTCGCCGCCCCGCTCGATCACGGCCGTGCAGGCCGTCAGGTCGCGTGTCTGGGAGAGGTCAATGCCGGCGACACAATACGTATCCCGGAAGTCCTCCAGCTGCAGCGGCTTCCCGCTGGCCTTTTCGACGATCTTCGAGGGCAGCCAGGCGAGCGAGCTGTTCTGTTTGATACAGCAATACTTTGTGAGAAACTCGGCCTTTTTTGAAAGACTACCCTCTGCTTTTGCGATTTCCTCCAGCATGAAATTCACCGGAATGGAAACACCCAGCTGCGGGTTTGCCTTCCGGAGCTCGTTGACGTCGTTCCATTTGTCAACATCGTCGATCATGTAGAGAAGCGGCAGCAGGCGGGTCTCTTTCGAGTCGCCTAATAAAAAACGAGTCGACCTTTTGGTTAGCTCGTCGTATATAGAGTCATTAACATAACCGGACGTGGTGCAGGAGAGCAGAATGCCCTCCGGCCTGACGCCCATGGCGGACATCATGACCTCGTATTGTTTGAGGCCCTTGTCGCCTTCCCAGGCCGCGATCTCATCGCAAATACACAAGCTCGGATTAAAGCCGTCGCTTTTCTTTGCGGAGAACGCGATCTTTTTAACCGTGCTGTTGGTGCCCGGTACGAAGAGGTCCGTCATCCGGTGCCGCGGAAGCATCGAGTCGTCGTTGACTTTCTCGCGGTATGCGTTTTTGACAGACACCCGCTCTTTCTCGCTCTGATACTCCGGATCCAGTGTACACATCTGCCAGACGTCATTATAGATAATATCGGTCTGGTCGAGTTTCGGCGCGAGACAGAAAATGCGTGCGCCGTAGCCGCCGACGCCGCTACGCCATAGATACTCGGCAATACTCGACGCGAGTTTGCTCTTGCCGTTTTTCCTGGCGACCAGGAGAAGGATCTCCTGCCATTGATGCTCGCCCTCGGCGTTGACGATACCGAAGATCGCGGACAAAAATGCTTTTTGCCAGAGCTCCAGCTTCAGCGGGCCGGGTGCGAGACGGCCCTCCGTGTGAAAACAGTGCGCCTCGATCCAGTTGATGGCGTCGCTGGCTTTCTTCTGGTCGAAGAAAAAGCGCTTTTCATCCAGCCCGGTGATCAGATACTCGTATAACAGCCGGATCCAGCGGCCGACGGCGATCGAACCATTGCTAATTCCCTGCCAATACGTGTAAATGTAGTTATCTTCTGGCTTTTTCGGCTTACTCATCGCAATCTCTTGAAAATATCTTCTTCTCTCCTACACTGGCCGGTCTTTCACTCGCCCTGCGGCGGGCCGGACCGGGGGGGCTCCCCGGTGATTACTTCACCGTTCTCGCCGATCGTGTAACGCTTTTTATTTTTCTTATGCTCTGCTCCGTGGCAATCACGGCAGAGAAGCTCGAGGTTTTCCCACGCTAATGCGACGCGAGGATCGCCGACGTTCTCCGGCGTCAGG